AGGCCAGACACTGTACCTGTTGTTCGTGTTGTTGTTGTTGCAGTTGCCATTGCCCAGATTCACATACCAGGCGTTGTTGCCATTGTTCCGCACACAACTCCAGGCATTGCCCGATTCTCCTCCATTTACCGATATAGCTTGCCCCCGGCAAGCATGGAGACCTTTCAATAATTCATGTTCTCCCGACATAGTTCAAGACTTTTCGGTGCTGACATTGCCTAACTTTCCAAGCATCTCAAGTATCTCATCGCAGAAACGGTCGATGACAGAACACGACCGGCTGTCGCATCCGCCCAAGGCGGCGATGAAATATATTCCGCTCTGTATCTCGTACACCAGCTCGAAGGTACGCTTGCGATAATCCAATCCACGCAGCTGCCGCATGGCGTAAGTGAATAGCGTTGCACCTTGTTTAAGAATGGCGTCGATATAGTTTCGCTTGATTAGCTTAAACGCTTTATCCGATATGCGGAGCAGATATTTATTGAGTTCTACCACGCGGTTTATTATCGGCGCGTTAATTCTGTTGCGATTGGCTCTGTTCATATATTATCGTTTTTCCTCGTTTTTTGTAGTTTGCATTAATCCCGTTTAATTGAGGGCGTGCATCCGCACGCCCAAGGCTCAGCCAAAAGCCGAAGCAGGCCAGACACTGTACCTGTTGTTCGTGTTGTTGTTGTTGCAGTTGCCATTGCCCAGATTCACATACCAGGCGTTGTAGCCATTGACCCGCACACAACTCCAGGCACCGCCCGATTTATAGGCGGGTACATCTTCTGTACGTCCTTCGTAAGTACGCAGATAGTTCATCAGCCCGTTGATGATATTCTTATTTGTCCATAAGGGCTGAAGTTCCAAGTCGCCGGTGATGTAAATGCCCTCTCCTAAGCTATGTGTATAATATACTGCGGGGGAATCCATCACATTGTAGTCGTAGTTGGTCTGAGTACCGCTAGGCCGCGATATATAAGGTGTAATGATATACCAGAAACCGTCAACCGATATAGCTTCTGCACCTTTTGCGCCCGGAACCAGAATGGGCTTTTCGGCACTGTTCACGCCGGTATCATTCATGTTAATTCCTGCAGCTTTCTGCTTCTCATAAATAAATTCGGCTATTTCGTCTGTCAGGTAATAAGCATTATTTGTGGCGTATTTATTATTCAGGTTGTATCTGGCTTTAAGTCCTGTGTTCTGGCCTTCAATCCAGAAGTACATATCTTCACCTTCGGCGGCCTGCGTGCCTGATACATTAAGTATCTCAACCTCTCCAATTGTGCCTGCAGGTTGCGTGGTCTGTATGCCGCTGCAAATGGCAAAGCGATGTCTCATCCATTCGTTTTGCACGTACATGGCATCGTTGCGCTCCTTGTAGTTAAATGCTACAACGAAGTTGGTGTTTCCGTATCCTTTCGCCATTGTCCAGCTCTGCCCCGTATTTCCGCTATACACTGTGAGGTTGTCGCCATTATCCGTTACACTCCAGTCAGCCGCATGGTGGCTTCCGGCTGTATTGGTACCTAATTGCTCGTCTGCGGTGCCATGGTAGTCTGTTCCACTGGCGGCACCAGTTCTCTGGTCGTATTCGAACATGGAGTGATGCATGCCGTTGTCGGCGCTTGTTGTTCCTATACAGTTCCATGTCTTACCTGTAAATGGCCAGCGTATTAATGTTTTTACGGTATTGCATTCCAGCAGAAAACCTATCGGTTTTGATACCAAACTGTTGTCGAAGCTGTTTGCAACACTTCTGTCATTCCACTCCTTTATAGTGTACGCATTCATATCTTCATCTACTATCTTGATATGATCGTTTGTAGTCACCGCGGCTGTTTTCTCTTCGCGGGTGGTGATAGTGGTTGTTTCTACGGGTAAAATAAGCATCTGCGACTGTAGGGCGTAGTCTTCAAGCCCACCGCCACCACTCTGTATGCTGGCTATTTTATCCGGATATGCCGAAAGCACATCCCCGACATCTTCCACTCCTTTTGCCTCAATAGCTGCTTTAATCGCAGCTTTACTGGCTAATATCTTGTTTAGTTTGTCTACTGTTGTTCCCATTATATAACTTCCTTAAACCATTTATAACCATAAGCGGTTTTTAATTTACCGTTCAAAGCTGACGAGATATTACAACCTTTTACGTTTAAACTTTTAGCCGCCTCACATACTCCATTATAATGAATAATATTTCCGTTTTTATCTATAGAATATATTCTTTTCCTTTGGGTAATACCTGCAATTATATGCCTTCCATTATAGGTGTTATTGTATTTTATATCACACCATTCAAGATTTTCTTTTCTATTATCACTTTTATTCTCGTTTTTATGATTAATAAACTTATAATTTTCTTTATTATCAATAAATGCTTCTGCTACAAGTCTATGCACTTTACACATCTTTGCATGACCTTTTTCGTTTCTAAGCATAACGGTAGAATATCCATCTTTATCTTTGTACAAACGAAGTTCTTTTTCTTTATATAAAACTGTTCTACCCATTGAATCTACCTGCTCATATCTATTCCTTTTTACTTTCCCATTATCACTAATACTATATTTAGGGAAATTATCTATAACTTTCCACATATTTATTACTATATTACACACTTTCACCATTTATTGAATCCAAAATAGCATCAATGTTTCCGATTTGCTCTAATGTAGCATACTTCTTATCGGCCTCTGAACCCGTGATAAATCCGCTTACATTGGGAATATCACTGGGTTTGGCCAACTGGTTTGTTTCAATAAACTTGGGCTTTCCGCTTCCGTCAGAAACGTAAATCCTTTCCTTTCCTTGTATATTGCTAACCTGTTCGGTAAGTTCACTTAATTTCTTTCCTTGTATTGCCATAATGTCGTGTTTTAAAAGTTCCAGTAACTCCTGTTAATTCCTTGCGGCTGCTCTCCTTCAAGCTGGAAGTATGTACCATCTTCCATAAGGAAGAGTGTTCCGTCCTCCATAAGAAGTGCATCCGTTATATTCTCTTCCGGTGGTGCCGGAGATCTGTTACTCTTTATGTCACCAATGACATTCGTATTGATAACAGATCCTATAATGTTTGTTTTCATGCTGTCGTGTATTCTGCTGATGTTACTTTGGAATAACTGATAACCTTGATCTTTTTCGGGATAAAAACCTGTATATCCACATCAATCACGGTTTTGTTGGCATATCGTTCTGCTTCAATAATATCAGCCCATTTTTCACCGCTGGTTTTCTGCATGATATTAAGCTGTGCCGGTTTTTCCCTTTCTATGTGAAGGTTGAAGTCTGATGATACGGATATCTCATCGGATATCCATGCAAGTCCGTTCTGTGTAAAATTGAGTTGTTTCATAATCGTTTTATTTTGTTTTCACAAATATAGTAAAAAAGCCTGCCGATTAATATAGCAGGCTTTGTTTTAGGAAATAAATACCATTTATCGCAAGTATCTGTTAATCAAGCATGATTTTCAGGAGATCCAGTTTAGACATAGGCCACTTGTTTTCCTTTGCCAGTTGGATTGCTCCTTCATCGGAAATCTTTTCAAGAGTTACTTCTACTTCCTTTTCAAGTTCCGGTTCACAGGCTGCATTTACCTTCTTCTGGTATGGCGTAAAGAAATTGTTAAGTTCTTCCTTTTCACTCTCTGAAAGTTCATTCCACTTGCGGGCCTTTTCCTGCATTTCGTCAAAGTTCTTAGGCTTGAACTTTTCCTGTGCATCCTTCAGAAGTGCATCATAGGCTTCCACATGCTTGCGCATTTCCTTCCGGTTTTTAATAATACTGACTGCATCTTTGTCGTTTACACTTGTGATCACTGCATCATCCAGCATTTTATATGCTATTACTACGCTTTTAAGTTTCATAGAGATATAATTTTTAGTTTGCTACTTCTACATAAATTCCTACAAGTCCGGACAAGTCCTGATATATGGCCTGTTCGGTATTTCTGGTACATTTGTACGTGATACCATTCTGGGAGTAATACTTTCCTGCAAATAACTCCATGTTGTTATTGTACGGAATAGGATCTTCTTTTGTCCCGGCATTGGTTTCGTTGATTTCTTCGTACAGTGCTGCCGTATCAACGCTAGGCGGTTGGTTTTCCTGTACATTTTCAATAGTCTGTTTCACTTTATAAAGCCTGTCTTGATAAAGCACCTTGTAATCTTTTTCAAGTTTCTGATTGATGAAATTCTCCCAGGCTGGGTACAGGTTCTTAAACTGCAAAGCCTGTTCGTCTGTAAGATTCATGGCGTTGATCTGTGAAGCAAACAGACCGATCATCTGATTAACCAGTTCTTCCGGATAGACTACCTGACCTCTTGCAGCTTTCTTTGCCTTGAAGATACGTTCCGCATCTTCTTTGGTGATCTCAGTCCATTCATCGTTACTCTCATCCAAAGGGATATATACCTGTTTGGCCACTACCCGATCTTCATCTTTTGTTGCGGAAGATTGCGTAAGAAACTTCCCATACATCGGGGATATCCATTTTCCTTCTTGTTCTGTTCTTATTTCCATAATTAAAAGTCTGTTTTTCTTATTGTAACTTCAAGTCTTGATAATTCTATATAACTGGAATTCCACCATATAACGACAGCTTTAGTTACACTTTCGTCTATGTCGTTTGTGGTAAAATCGAAGTTAGGTATAATCGGGTAATACCTGATTTCTCCGGCTGCTACCGTTAATTCTCCAGCAGGGCCAGTTTCGTACCACGGCTGCTCATACTTATAATTGACATTGCCCGACTTGTATCTGTACACTGCAATCTTACTACCAGCTTCCAGTGTACCTCCTGAAAATCCAACGGCTGTAATACCAAACGTAATGTTATACAGACGCAATCTCTTAATGTCAGCATTGCTTTGCAGAACCTCACCACGCGGAGTAATAAAATCGTATGGTTTGGTAGAAAATACTTTAACCTTATACAATGTTGTTGTATCTTCCGTTGCCTTCATGTTTCTGTATCTTCCTTTTACATCTATTGCCATAAGGTGCATACATACGGTATCTTTGGGGGACATTCCGATAAACTCCAGATCTTCCGCGCTTATCTCCAGCATTGTCTGATGTTTGGGCTGAAACTCTACCAGTTTGTAATATCCAGTTTTACCCTGCACCCAAATTCGGAATACTAGAGTAACACCACCTGTCACATCGTATATGTCGTTAAGAGTAAGTTCAGTTTCTCTCTTTTCCGGCATATATATCGGCACTCTCAAACTTTGTCCTATTACAACATATTCCGGCACTACCAATGTGATCATATCACTTGTCGCTTTTGCATCATACCCGGCAAAGTCCCCTAACCGGTAAGGTGCATTCTGACCACCCGGAACTGGTATATAAGACCATGGAACATCATTGGGAGCATTGTTTTCCAAATTATCAATAATAGGAATGTTAATATTACATGTTCCATTTTTACCGATCCACCATTTATCTTTGATAGTAACCAGTTGGTCGTCCCAAGAATCAACGACAAATGCTCCGGGGTTATCTCTCGTAAAGTTTACAGCACCAATATCAGAAGGCTTATATTTTGCAAACATATCAATGTTTGCTCCGCTTTGAAATGCTGTCTCGGCAACATTACTTACTGCGCCCCCATTGGCATTTAGTGTATCTCTTATATCATCCCATTTCAGGTTTTCGGTTGGTAAAATATCGTAAACTGCCATAGTTATTCCTCCTTACTATTAAATTTGCATGTAGCGTCTTTATACACTACAAGATTCCCTTCTACGTCCAAAGATCCCTTTACAGTAACATGACCTTTGACAAGTAAATCTCCTTCAATAACCCCGTTTCCCGGGATCAATACTTGTTTCTCCACTACTTTTGTTACAATCTTCTCGGTCGGAATGTCTAACTTAAACACTCTGATCATCCAAAGTACGAACTTCTTCATAGCCTAGCTTTTTAAGTTGTTTCTCTAAATATTTAACTCTGTTCTCAAGTTTCTTGATTTTCTTATCGGTTCTGCTCTCGTAGGTAAGCAAGTGACGGGCCGTATGTACCGCAAACGTATATGCTACTGTTGCGTAGTCCATAGATAGGAAGTTATTGCTATTTTCAACAGCCCACGGAAGTACAGACTGAGTATATTGAGCTGATCCACCTAAATTTAATCTATCACAATTCATTCCTTCTTTATTCCAATGATAAATAAATGAAGGAGCTTTAGCAATATCAGATAATGATAATTTAGTTTGTTGTATAATTGATTTATATCTTATATCTGAACTATAGAAAGTACCACCACCTGTTACAAGTAAATCACCTATTAATTCTGCTTGTCCATATCCTTTTAAATAAAATTTACATCCTACACTAGTACCAGCATCATTATTACCTACAGCTAAATATAAAGAACCCCAGTTTGAATTTCCGCGTGTACTACCAATAGCATAATACGTTGAATATCCAACACCGCTTATTACGTCTTTCCATCCGATATGGCAATGTGCTGAAGATTTAGCTACAGCTCCATAAGCTACTGACTTTATCGTTGCATTAGAAAGCATAGTTGCATCAGTCCACTCTCCTGTACCATAAGTGTTTGTTTCAATAGTACCAATCTGCATCAAACTTGCCCTAAAATTTCCGGAAACGTCCAAAGTAAAAGATGGATCATTTCTATTAATTCCGACATTTCCGCTAGCCGTAATATAAATTCTATTAGTTGCGTTTGTTCTAAATAAAAGTCCATAATTAGCATCTTGCGTTATTACCATGTCCCTACCTTTAGTATTTCTTAATATTCTCGAATAAACATTGTTAAAATTGCAAGCATCGGTTCCAACGTCATAAGTATTATCCGAATAAATAGTTATCGTACCTTCTATATTTTTTGTTCCATCAAAAGCAACACCCCATAAGTATCTGGTATTTTGTAATTTTGTTGCAGAAGCTACGTTACTATTTATAGTAGCTGCAAGAGTAGTTCCTATATAAACATCTCCTCCAAGTCTATTTAAATATAAAACTCCTACATTAGCAGCATAGTTAGTATTTTCGTGTCCTACTTGTATATTCGCCATTCGACCATTTTCATTTCCATCTATAATAATAGCGAGAGCATTGTTATTATTTTGTAACTGTAAAGCTGTATTTATTGGATTATTCCAGCAATTTGCACTTCCGTTAGTTTTGTCAATATCCCATAAACCTTTATTAGTTGTATTTATATTTCTTTCTTTCAATAATACGAACGTATTACCTTTCGTCAAAGTTAATTTATGACCACTAATAGAAGCCGATGTAATTGCGTTACCACTTCCTGCAAAACTTACCGAATTTACTCCGTCAGTTATTCCGTAGCCGGACAAAGAATTTGGTTTGCTGGTCACTTCCGCAAATGTAGGCCATCTAGTTACATAGGAAGATGGTGCTGCCTTTAAAAGCGCATCCCAGCTAGAGTGCAAATCGGTAATTGCAGACATAGCGTGTGTATGACCGCTAGTTGCCGCACCGATCCCAGCCGGAGTTATATTCAAGCTTTTAGCTGCAGTAGCATTGTAGGTAAATTTATTTGTACCTTCTGTAGTACCACCATTTAGCTTTATGACAAGATTCTGCTTATTTGTAACCTCTGAAATAGTGGGCCATCTAGTCACGTAAGCAGAAGGGGCTGCTTTTAAAAGAGCATCCCAATTAGCGTGCAGATCCGAAATAGTAGCAATACTAACAGCTGTAAGCCATGAAGGCTTTTGCGCTGCTAGTACAGAATCCCAGCTTGAATGCAGGTCAGTAATATTTGCAATATTAGTCGAAAATACAGAAGGTTTGCCAGTAATATTGCCCCATGCAACGCTACCAGCTTCTCCACCTCCTACCGCGACAAGTTTGCCGTTTTCTTTTTTAATAGTGGTACCATCTACTACCACCCCATCCATGACTGTAGACACGGAAACCGGATCTATTGCATAGGTAGTAATACCCCCTGTTACGGCTAGATTGCCCTCCAGCGTAATTACTCCGTCTGAGGTTTTATGCAGGCGGATTCCATTAACATATACACTGTCCGTTGCTTTTAAATTGGCACCTGTAAATGTGCCGGTACCCGTGATATCTGTTACGCTGGTCAGTGCGCCAGTTACAGGCTTTGTTCCGTCAAAGGATTGTCCCCAAATAGTCCGGGCCGTTTCAAGTTTAGCTGCCGAGTTCGCGAATAAGTCAGCAATGCTTTTCGTTGTTCCTCCTACCGTGATAGAAATGTTAGTCGCTGAGGATGAAGTCAAAGCTGTAAATAAAGCAGTCTTATGTGTACCGTCCAACAAATCGGCATCCAGTCCGCTATTAGAGCCATCTACGGTTTTCAATTTGGCCAAGACATCAGCTGCTGTATATGCGGAAGATTCTAACTTTGCATCCAGTGAATCCTGTAAACCCGATATTTTTGATATTTCTAAGGTTGGTATGTCTGCTGCCGCTAGTGTTTTACCGCTGACAGATGTTACATGTCCTTGATTATTAACTGTGATAGCGGACAAGACTTTTCCATTAGCGGCTGTGATGGTAGTAGCTGTAGCCGTAGGATGCGTGTAATTGTTAAATGTAGCTCCTTTGGTCAGAGTAAGAGTGTGACCGCTAATAGATGCAGCAGTTACGGCATTACCAGTTCCGGTAACACTGACAGCATTAATTCCATCTGTTATACCATATCCAGCTAATGTTGTAGCTTTAACGGCATAGTTTTTCCCGGACACCCAGCTTTCAGTAGCGTAGCCAGTTAAGGCCGTAGTAAGGTGCGACTTGTTGATCTGTTCCGTGGTAGATCCGGCCAATGCTGTCCACATGGCAGACTTGTCGAAGGATGATCCGCTACCCTCTCTTGCTTTCAAAACTCTTGATCCGTCAACTTCTTGCCAGTATATAGTATCATTGTCGATCGGGAGACCATCATAAATTGTATCAAAGCTTTGCCCATTGCTAGCGTACATAGTCAAAGCCCCAGTTAATGCCAGATTTCCTTCCAGCATTAACGCACCATCCTCCAACTTTCTCAGCTTAATTCCGGCAATAGTAACATAGTCCGACGCGGCCAGTGATGGCGTTGTTATTTCTCCGGAAGCCTTGATAGCGGCTGTATTCAGCACAGAGGAAAATGTCTTTTCCCCGGTTATTGTCTGCTTGGTTGCCAACGTAACAAAGGTGCTATCTACATATTTTTTGTCGGCCTTTGTTTCAAGTATTTCCGCAAGATTATCCGTTTCGGCCATGCCGGACAGAAATGCTTCCAATTCCTTCCATTTGTTAATAATGTTGTCCGTGTCAGATCCTTCCAAGAAGTCATTAAGCTTATTAGAAACTGAATTTAATGCTTCTGTCGTTGCATACCCGGCCAAAGCGTCAGTTAGATGCGACTTATTGATCTGGTTGTTAGAAGATCCGGAAAGTGCAGACCACATGGCATTTTCATCGAAGGAACTTCCACCTTTAGCCTTTAAAACTCTGGATCCTTCAACTGTTCCCCAATAGATAGTATCGTTATCAATAGGTAAACCGTCATATATACTACTAACACTTTGACCATCGGTTGCATACATGGTCAAAGCACCGGTGATAGCTACATTTGAATCAATGTATAAAACACCGTCCTTTTCATAAATTTTCTTTTTGGCTGATCCGATTGATAGACCGGCAGTAAAGTGCTTTAACGCTGTTATGGTCTGTTCGGTGCCAATAGTTACAAAATCATTATTAAACTGAGAAAACGCGTCGCTTAAATGTGAATAATCAATCTGTTGATTTCCTGGGGTTCCTAAAACATTCCAAAGCTTTGTTTCATCTAAACCGGCACCACCACCGCCGGATCCTTTTGCCTTTAATACTCTGGATCCTTCAACTTCTTCCCAGTATATCGTATCGTTATCTATCGGAAGGCCGTCATAGATAGTTCCTAGCTTCTGTTCACCCAGACCGTAAGTAGTGAGACCTCCTTCGGTAAGAACATTGTACTTTGTCGCAATATATTCATTACCCTGAGAATCTTGTTTCAATTCCCAGAATCCGGAAGTTACAGAGTTTATTTCCTTCAGGATTGTGTCGTGAAGGTTTTCTATTTCTTTGAGAACACGTAATGAAGAGAATACATTTTTATCAGTAGGTTCAGTATTATCACCGACCTTTATAAGATAAAGTTCCAGTGAATCACTGAATATGTTTGACTTTATCTTTATTACTAACTTATTACCTTCGCGGACCTCAAATGCAAGTTCGCTGTTCTCTTCATCAATGTGATATGGCATTGCTAATATAGTTTATAGCTATTGTCTGCATTTCCTTTGCGGTTGACGGATTTTCAAAAATGGAATATACCAGACTGGCAGTCATATAGCACAAAGCGTAAAATGCAGGATCGTTTGATTTTAGATTTATCCCGGAAGAAGGATCGTATGCCGCTTCATACACGAATACGGATATAGTATGGCTTTCGCTGTCTCCCAGACTATAATACTCCAAAGTTTTCTTCCCTTCGGGAGAATATGACAATACACACACCGGTTTACTTTTGGTTCCTCTTGTGAATTCGTTTCCTTGCTCTTTAGCCTGTTCGCTGTCTAAAGGATAAGCAATAGAAACAGACCTTTTCCATCCGTTCATTTTGAAGGCTACAAGCTTCACAAAGTCGTCTGGAAGGACAACATATCCTGTACCGTCTCCGTTGGTAGTAGGGCTTACTGATCCTTTCTTTGGGTTTATGACAAGGTTCGGAGAATTAAGTATTACAAGGGATAGGGCGTCACCTATACACTCTTCAATGTACTGGTCTATTTTTATTGTATCTTCGTCAAGAAGGGAAGCATTGGTTTCTTCCCCGATCTCGTTCATTATGGCCTTAACCTTTGCTACTATTTCATCCTTTGTTATCATAATTATTTCCAGTTAGGGAATGATACTCCCAGTTCTTTTGCTTTTGATTTGATACTTTCTTTGTCCTGTAACTCAATAATCGGAACATTGAATTCACGGATAAGAACTTCTTTAGCTGTCTGTGCGTTTTTTACATCTTCATACACCGTACTTCCGTCCTGCGGTGTCTCCGGTGCAGGGCTTTCAGACTTGGAAGGCTGAGAAGATGTTTCCGTTTCAACTTCTCCGATCTTATATTTTTTCACAAGTTTGATCCTTCCTTTCAAGTACATTTCGTGGTTTTCAATGGCAGTCTGTACAACTGGATCAGATGTTGTAAAGCTGGCTGGTACCACCCCCTGCGCATTGATTATGCCATCCTGAAAGTTGATTCTTAACTTGGCTTTGTTTACGGGTATAAGAACACTCATTTCAACCTTACCGTAAATGCCATATTTCTTTTTATATAAATCTATTTTAGCCATAATACAAGGTAAGGGCGGTTTTACCCGCCCCGCTTTTTAGTTATACATTAAAAGGATTCATTCTTTGTGTAGATCTCACCTTCGTACTTTTCCCATGCAGAACCGTTCCATTTCCAGAATTCACCGGCTTTACTTCCGGAGATACCAGTACATGCCTGTTTCAGATAGAAAATCTGACCGGTCTTTGGATCAGCAGGCGCGTCTGTTCCGTTGTCGTGAACTGAAACAACTGTTGCACCCGGCAGACTTCCCTTGTAGTCACCTTCTACCCAGATATGTGAGAAGCCTTTCAACGCCAGAGCGTTAATAGAGATCACGGCCTGTCTCTTTGCTTCTTCGCCTTCAATATCTTCGGTAGACTTTTCTTCGTTCTTGTACCAGTATCTTACCAGACCTTGCATGTCTAAGATTGCTCCAGAGTTTGCATATCCGATAACATCAAGAGTAGGTTCGTGTTTCAGGTAGAAATCACCGAATACCGTGTGAAGCTTGGTACAAGAGAATCCCCATGTGGTAGCGGAAGTCATGGTGATATCCTTATGCTTGGTGAAGTCAATGTTCTGGATAGATTCAAGCTGGTCACGGCCCATCAGCCAGAAAGCTTCTTTTGAACAGTCGGATCCGGTAAACTTCAGCTTGGCCAGTGCAATGATTTCTTCAAACGTCCATTTACCATCGTGCTGCCATTCGCGTTTGATCTGCCATCTGATACCTTCTGTAAAATAAACCGTCTGAACTCCCATTTCACCGCGGTCTACTTTCACTTTACCTTTCTGACCGATCCACAGCGTTCTGTTGTTCTTACGTCTGTACTGTTTAACGGCGGCTTCTGCAATAGTGGCCTGCTGGAACGGAATTCTTTTCTTATAACTGTCGAAGTAATCAGAAACAATCTGGTTCATAATGGTCTTTTGCAGATAAACCCTGTTGGGAGAAGGAATAACAATGTCCGGAGCAACATTTTTCTGGGTTTCAGCACATGCGTTGCTGAGAATTACCAGTTTAGTTCCTGCTTCAATAGTAGGAACATTACAGTACATATCTGTCGCTTCACTCTTTGGACCGTTGATTGCGCGTACAATCGGGCTGCCATTTTTTGCATTGTCTTTACCTACGATAAACAGCATAAGGTCTACGCCTTCCAGTTCACTCTGTCCGGTGGGATCATATCCGTTTACCCCCTTTGCGAGAATAGTTCCATATTCCTGAAACAAGCCTGCATCTTTGGAAGCTACTTCAATGGTTGCCGTTTCGCTGTCGACTGCGGTGTATTTTTTTGAAACTTCAACAACGGCTTTCTGTTCGTCAATGATGTAGTGGTCCACCTCAAAGCTTTTAACTTTTACCTGACGTTTTGCTTTTCGCATGATACCGTCAAGTACGGTTTCATCGGTACCGATTTCAAAAATCTGCGCGTCAATTTCAGGCTGGATAATTCCGTCACCTCCGACACCTCCGGTTGCCTGTTCAACTCCTGAAACAGTTGTTGCCTGTCCGGGAATTTGTGTTTCAGCACCGGTATGTCCGGGCTGTGCCTGTGCACCGCCTTCTGTTACTGCAACGGTAGCCCCTTCTGCTGCAAGCATAAATGGAGAGCCTATCAAAACCGACAGAACTGTCAGGCAGACAGACAAAACGCCCCATTTTTCATCTTTGATAAATTTGATCAGTTTTTCCATAATTTTGCGTGTTATTTTGTGTTTGTGTTGTGGCTGTTATGCGTATTTTGCAATGTCAAGAATTGTTTCTTGTTTCTGCTTCGGTTTCTTGGCCTGCTTGGTATTTGTACCTAGTCCGGTCGGCAGTCCGTCTCCAATCTTGTCATTTCTCATTTTGTTTACGTTTTCGTTCCTTCCTTTGACTTCTCCGGCCTTCAGTGCATCACTTACGTCAGTATCGTAATTGAAAGCCTTATCCACCATTTCAAGAAGTTCGGGAGTGTATCTTCCGGAAAGAATGGGTGAAGCAATCTGATCCCACACTTTATCCAGAAAATCATCAACTTCATATCCTTTCTTTTTGCAGAATTCCTCAATTATGGGAGTAGACGCATCCATGTTGCTTTTGTACTCGCTTTCTCTTGCGGCACGATCTTCGGCTTCTTTCTTCCGTTCTTCTTCTGCTGCTGCGATATCATCATATTCCGGCGTTCCTTCTTCTGCTGAAAGGAAATCTCTTCCGTAATACCTTACCAGCGCATTACCGCTGCTTCTCTTGCCGCTTACAATATCAGAAAGAACTTGCGCTAAACGGGGGTCCTGATTGATAGCATCCGAAAGAATCTTCTTCTGTTCATCACTCTTGGTGTAGTCGTCGATCAACATTCCGTATGCTCCCTCTTCATCATCAGGGTTAAATCCCTGCATCCTTTCCATCATCATTGAGTTAAACCGTTCTTTGTTTGTCGGTTTTCTCTCTGTTTCACTGGCTGCGGTTTCCTGTTCCGCTGCTGTTTTAGCCATTTCTTCTTTATCCATTTTTGCAGTCATTTAGTATATATGCAAAGTAAGACTTTAAAGCAATATTAAAATTGATGATTTGGGTAGTATAATTGACGAATTGGGTAATAAGGCTATTTGTTTGTTTTTTATTATTATCTTTGTAGAAAGCTGCGTTTTATGAAAGAGAATTACATTTCAGAACTTCGACGACAGCATATAACAGACGCGTTCTTTGAAGCAATAAAGTCTATGAGAAAATTTTCCGTAACACAGGACGATATCATACGTTCGGTTATGATGAAGGGTGCTCCCAGATTTTATGTCAGTTACGAGAACGCCAGACGTTATGTCTCGAAGATTGAGAGAGGAAAGCCGCTGGGGCTTAAAAATAAGAACACTATCCTTATGTATCAGGAGTTGCACAGAAGATACAAAGCCTATAAGGATAAGACAGGATTGGTCGGTTATTCGATCCTGACAAAGATTTTACAGGAAAAAGCACCTTCCTACTACATTGATCTGAAAACATTCCGGGAAATCATTTACAGCTACTACAAAGAAAGGAAGAAATGCCAGTCATAGTTATTCTATTTATTATTTGGCTGCTTTCTTTTTTCTATCCGATCGAAATGCTGGCCGTTACAAACCACTCTTCTTGGTGGACGCTATTCACATATAATCTGGTACATACTTACTTTCTTCATCTTGCAGTTAATTGCTTTGTGTTCTGGACTTATTACCGCGTTCTTCATAAATCTGATCTTAAATTTTTGCTTCCGGCCTGTGTTATAATACCGTCCATATCCGGATATCTATCGGCTAAAGATGTTCCAACTTGCGGATTTTCCGCTGTCATTTCCGTGATAATGGGATATTATCTTTCTGGCATAAACAAGAAGCTTTTTCTGAAATCCATTTCACTTATTATTTTTTCTTATGTTTTTACCGGCTTGTTTGCGCACGGGGTAAACACACTCATCCATGTGTACAGCTTTTCATCCTCGTATCTGGCTAGCCTAGTTTACAGGAGGATATTATGCAGGCACAGGAAATAATAAAGAAAAACCTTGAAAGGCTCAAAGTAATTGAATCGCCTTACAATCCTCTTACCGGTGAAGGATCTTTTTCTATTGAGAGAGTAAAGGTAACATGTGAAGATTTTCCTTTGAAGGAAATGTGGCTTCCGGTGGAATTTGCCAATACCGGCTTCTGACAGGTTCTCATGTCTCTTGGAATACGTCTGTACATTGAAAGAATAATGCAGCAGGCGTATACAGAATACATGGCTAATCTTCTGTATGTTGAATTTTGTCGGCAGAGATTTCTGTATGATTTTGAATTCTGGGCATACAGTACCGCTCTTATTTCTCCAAAGGGAGGTGGAGAGGATATACACTTCCTTCTTAACAGGGCACAGAGGACCTGGAAAAGCTTAGAAAGAATAATGAACCTATCAACATAATACTTTTGAAAGCCCGGCAATGGGGCGGATCTACTCTTACTCAGATATACATGCTTTGGATCCAGATCATTCATAGGAAGAACTGGAACAGTGTTATATGTGGTGATGTAGAATCCCAGTCAAACATTGTTTCGGGTATGCTTTCCAAAGTGATAGAACATTATCCCACATGGGCTACAAATGGTATTTCTTTGAAAACTACTCCGTTTGAAGGATCATCTAAAACAAGACAGATACAGTATTGTCAGTGTCTTTACTCAATCGGATCGGCCCAGAAGCCGGATAGCCTTCGTTCTCAAAATATATCTATGGCCCACCTGACAGAGGTGGGTTTGTGGAAGGAAACAAAAGGTAAAAAGCCTGAAGATCTTGTACAGTCTATTTTCGGATCAATCAATGACGGCCCTTATACAGTCAAGGTTCTTGAATCTACCGCCAAAGGTGTAGGAAACTATTTTCACAGAACATGGCTGAAAGCTGTAAAGGGAGAAAACGACTTTACACCCGTATTTATCCCGTGGTTCCTGATTGATATGTATTCCACTTACATAGGATATCAGAACTATCTGGATTTCATAGAATCAATGGATGAATACGAACACTATCTTTTTGAGTTGGGTGCTACTCTTGAAGCTATTGCCTGGTATCGGAAAAAGAAAAAAGGAATGGTTGAAGAATGGCGTATGTGTTCTGAATATCCTTCTGATCCGAAAGAAGCATTTCAGTCAACCGGCCGTCCGTTCTTCCCCAGACAATATGTTGAACAGTGTCGTAAATCCTGTATGGATCCGGCTTTCTATGGAGAATTTGTCGGTGACGCAACTAAAGGACAAAAAGCATTTGAAAATATACGGTTTGTTGAAGTCGAAAAACCGAAACAGAGAGAAAATGCGCTGCATGTCTGGATGCTTCCAGACAAATCAAAAGGGCTTTACAGATACAGATATATTGTTTCTGTTGATATTGGTGGTACTGGAGATCAGGCAGACTACTCTTCGATTAAGGTATTTGACCGGCTTCCCATGATTGAAGGCGGTATTCCGGAAGTAGTTGCCGAATGGCATGGTCATATCGAACACGACCTTTTGATATGGAAAGCTGCCCAGATAGCTAAAGCTTATGACACGGCTTTACTTGTCATTGAATCCAATACATTAGAGACAGAAGGAACAGAAGGGGACAATTTTGAATATGTGCTTGATGAAATTGTTGATTTCTATCCCGACCTGTATAGCCGCACAAGTCCGGAACAGATCAAACAGGGCGCACCTGTTAAATATGGTTTCCACACCAACCCTTCAACCAAGCCAATGGTTACCGGGTTCCTGAAAGCTGCCATGCGTGATTGCCTGTACATAGAACGAAGCTTAGAAACAACATTTGAATATGACCAGTTTGAAATAAAGGAAGATGGCAAAAAGACTGGTGCTGTTGAGGGTTGCCATGACGACCGTGTAATGTCTACCGCAATAGGCGTATATGTTTGCTATAAAACAGAGAAACCATACAGAATAGCACAAAAAAATACGGGCCTTCAAAAGAGAAAAACCCGTATTGTTTCCGAAGCTTCCGTTTAAGCTGCCTGTTGTATTATTCCGTCTTGTGGAGAAGCATTTGCATCGTTCATCATCTTCTCCATAAGTGCCGGATTTTGACTTGCTATCTGTTGCATCAGTGCCGGATCCACCTGTGTCATGTTCTGGTTTTCTGCCATTTCCTGCTCTGCACGTTTGACACTTTCCAATATCTTTGAAGCAAAAGGCAGACTGGAATTTTCCAGCAAGGTCTTTACGTTGATAGCCTGCATTTCAAACAGCTTCATCAGGAATTCGTTTTCAAGCATTTGGAATGTAGGTGTGTTGGTTCCTTCTGTAAGTTCAAGATCAAGCTGCGCACCTTGAACCTTTTCCGGATCGTAATATTTAGATTCTTCAGAATAATCTTTTCCTCCCAATTCTATGTATCTGGGCGAATCATAATATTGCTGAATGGTCTGCATCAGCTTGAGATCTCTTCTTTTCCGGAAGGCTTTAAACGAATCGAACAAACCTTTCAGGTTCATAGATGCGTTTTCTGTCTGTTGTGCATAAAGAGAAGCGGCAGTTCCGGATGAAGGATCTTTCCCCTGCATAGCCGAGTTTACACCTGCAATATCATTGATCAGTTTTAACTGAAGGCTTAACAGTTCATAGTCCCCCTGAATGGCTCCGGCTCCGTTAAGCTGTGTAATGACTGAACGAATGTCTTTACCCGGTTTCGGTCGGCAGAAAAGAACTCCGTTATATCTGACGTATTCATCAATGACTTCTTCCCGGCTCATGCTGTCGAACGCATCTTCATCCACAACTACCAGACCTTTTGCTGAAGAAGAACGTATGAAGTCTATCAGCGTCATGGTACGGTTGATACTTCTCTGCTGGTCGATAAAGTCCTCTATGAAATTGAATATCTTTCCGTGTATGATAGGATAAGCATGAAATACATAGTTGTGCTGGCCGTGCCAGTATGGGCTTCTTCCTTCCTGCAAGACATCACCCCACGGGGAAAGATATCTGTAATACCAGTATCTTTCTACTTTGAATTCGTATTCAATCAAGAGAATATCTTCTTCTTCTACTCCGGCTTCAAGTGCTTCTGATATTCTTTTCTGGTTAATGTATTCCAGCTTATTTACTTCGTTCAATCCGACAAAGCCCCAGCTTCCATCAAGCGTGTCGTGGTAGAAATATGCGTCTCTGCTCTCCAGCTTCCAACCTAGGACAACCCGGCAAAGATCTACTTCTGCAGGTGTGTAAAAATCTGCATTTTTCTGGTTGTAACCCTGTACACCGTCAACGAATGATCTTCTTGGATGATCATCGGTACCATATATGCTTTCCAGCCATTCACGATCCTTTTTACTTTTTGCAAAGGCCGCGACTACTTGTTCAAAGTCCATATCAAAGATTTCACCGATGCAGGTTATATCCCATCCTCGCTGATCTTCTATGTTGGTATTGAAAAATAGCCGTGAGGGATCAACATTGTAAACCCATGCATCATTCATGTGCTTGTACTCGTTGTACCCGAACTCTATTCTTTGTGCAATGTAGCCGCCACATTCCAGAACCATAAGGCTGGCTGCGTCCAGTTCTGTGATCTCGTTAAGTGACTGAGCATATTCCATTGCAATACTCATCATTTCACCGACCTTTGCTTCATCCCGATCTCTTACCGAGCATATAGGTTTTGTTACGTTTCTTCTGAACTGACCTTCTATGTTCTTAACAATCGGTGCTATCATGTTGTTTTTCAAAGGAACCTTACCATTTTTCTTGATAAGTTCTCCTTCAGTCATCATCTTGCCGGTGTCCGGATCCTTTATATAGTCTCCCCATTGATCTTCTTTCGCATACATCAGGGATCTTTCCATTTTCTTACGGGCAGTGTAAAGGCTGCTCCAGTATGAAGCAAACTCTTCAAGTTCCTCATACGCCGTTCCTCTTGTGCGGTAAACGGTTTCTTTTGTCCTGTCGTCCCGCTTCGGCTTTACAGATCTGTTTAAGAATTTATTCATGTTTGTGTGATTTTTTACAAAACTAGCTTATTTTCAAATACTAAAGTTGAAGTATTGGGAAAAGCGGTGCGCCATAATGACGTACCGCTTTCTTCTTATTTCAATTCTTCAAGAAGTTCTCGTCTGGTTTCTATAATCATATCCTCTATTTCTTTCCGATCTTCTCCTTGAGATTCTTTTGCCATATCGTTTAATTTCTTCAACTTCTTCTGATATGGTTTGTATTTCTGGTATTTATCATACAGATCAGAATTCAGTATTTCTTTATATTCATCTTTGTTTCCGCTTTTCTTTACACCATTAAGTTCATACTTAAACTGGTCCATTTCATCACGGAGATTAAAGTATTCTGTATTAATTCCAGAAAAAGCATTTCTTTCATCAACACTATTAAGGAACCTGTTTACAATAGGAACATTTCTTATCACCAGATCTTCATCTTTCTGCTGTTCGATTAATGACTTTCCACCATAATATATCGTTTTCCCAGCCTGATTGAATGTTTTGGCCATACCGCCAAAATAAGATTCAAGAAGGTGTTCTACTTTGGCAGGATTGAAATCTATAAATCCTTTTTGGAATTCAGATCCCGGACCACTACCGTTGCTGATATCATTCAGGAATTTGGAAGTATCAACAAGCCATCCTGACGTTCCTTTATAAACTCTCTTCCACTCCGGATCACGTTCGTTGAATGGAGATATCTTTGCTACCGGTTTTCCGGTGAAGTCCTTGTTCCAGACATAAGCCTCAAATATTGGAGACATAATATCAGGCATAAACGTCTTTAAGCCTTCATTCCCTGTTGGATTTAAAGGCAAAAGATCTGCAAGCTGTCCTACTGTTCCTTTTGCGATATTGGTTGCGGAAGGCTTTTCTTTGCCGGTTGTAAGCTGATAAGCATAATCACCCAGCCCGTAAAAAGCTCTTAATTCAATGGGAAGAGGAATAGTTAAAAACGTATCATTACTTGTATATATACAGAGATTGTTTCTTCTTACCCATTCCGGCAGATCATTGTACGGATCATCGTCTCCACCGCCAAAGATACTGTACAATACGTTGTTTATCATTGGCATTAAAAATCCTGCTGACATAAATCCGCCTAAAGCTGAATAGAACTTAACCGGTTGTTTGTCATACAGTCTTTTAAAATTGGTTAGAGACTGAACAGAAGCATTAAAGAAAAGATACAGGTTTCTGAATATACCCGAAGTCATTCCAAAAAATCCGCCGGTTTTATATCCGGCCCCTTTCTTGTTAAAGTTTACGGTTACTTCTTTCGCATCATTCACAGATTCCGTAATACTTCTACCCATTTGTCTGGAAGTCATATACGTGGTAAATCGTGAAATATCTTCTGCCCATTTGTTGAAATCCTCAAGTCTGTCTATTGCAAAATCCATAGCCATCTTTGCGGATCCCATCTCACCGTTTATTTTTGAAAGTTCCTTCCTTACTTTTTTCTTGTACTTTTCAACATCATTCAGGTGCATGTATCCGGTTTCACCGCCATTCTCGATAAACTCCTGAAAATATCTGTCAGCTTCGGTGTTATTTGGCTTGCCACTCAGGTTGCGCAATACAACAGGCATGGCTTTCAGTATGTTCTTTCTGAACCTGCTTGAATACTTTCCATCTTCTTTTATGCTTACAGCAACATTGGAAAATATCAGGTCTCTTACAAGGTTGCTTAACACAAAAGCCGGGTTTCTGGTAGTGAAGTTAGCCGCCAACCATCTGTTTGCAGTTGCAATGGATCTGAATATCGGGTTCTGTTCTACATTAGGGTTAGTCAATCCATTGATAGCCTGCGCTGCCCTTGGATTTCCATTAATGTATATAACATAATCTTTCCCGCCATTCTTTACCTGAACAACATGCTGGGAGATGTTGTTTTTATTGATCCTATAATTTATATTAAGACCACTTGACTTTTGTGTTGCACGCCCCTCATTTTTTAATTGCTTCATCTGCTCTTCGTGATTTTTGATCTTTTCAGCAATAGTTTCAGCGTTGTCGCTTTCTTGAATGTCCGGCATAGATATATTCCATTCATCTTTTACCGGATCATATACATACCAAGCCTTTTTCAATGTAGCTATATCAGTAGGATGATTTATAACCATACTCATAAAGCTTTGCTTCATCATGTTTCTGTTGCCATGCATGATAGCACTTTCGGCCATATTTCCAATTGTGGCAAATATTTCATCAGGAATACTCTTTCTTCCCTTTGCGGATTTCAGTACAGAACTTACAGGATTTCTTTCTGAATCAATATATTCATAAACATCTTCTGCTGTCTGTTCATCCCATCCGCGCAAGGGTACATAATACATGTACATGTTATTTACATTAGAGTATTGTTCCTTTCCCATCATTCCGCTATCATAAGCCTTACGCAATGTGGTTTTGGTTGCATCGTTGGTCTTATTCCACAACTCTTTTACATCATAGGTCTGTTCAAAGTCCTTGACGTAATTAAGCGCATCTTCTTGGAAGTTATCATGTTCTTCTCCGTCCATACTGTTAAGAATGGCCTGTGTCGCTGAATAGTCATTTACACCTCCAATATAATCACTCAGTTCCTTCAGGTATTCATATCCTGAATATAACTTTCTCAGTCTTTCCTTTTCATCTTTAAAGTCCTGAATGAATTGATCCGCATTGCCCTTTTTATTTTTGATAACTTCATCAAGCTGTTCCCGGAATGTAAGTTCTACGTTCCTTTCAATTCCGTGGGCCAACATCATATACCGTTCAATACCCTTTTGAGTAAGGCCGTACTTCTTCATCATCCTACCGGCTTCCTGAAGCATTGGCGGATAATGTTTCTTATAATACACTTCTGCTTCGGAAGTGTTTTTTGAACTTAACTGGTTTTCTGCCATGTATGCGTTCTCAAATGACTTTATAGGTTTACCGGAAACTTTAGCAATTACTTCCTGAAGGTTTTTCAAAGCAAGCATACTGTCTTGATATGCTTCCTGTGCCTTATATTTCCATCCTTTCAAAGATTGCTCATACATACCTATACTTCCGTCTGTATCTTCCCTAAAGTAGTTACCTACTCCCATCTGGTACTGCATGGCAACATCTTTGGCCAGATCAAGCGGTTTGTTTTTGTCTAGGTTCTGGCGGCTTCTCCAAAGGATATATCGAAGTTCATTATCACTTATTTTTATGTTAATGCCCATACGTCTCATAAGTGAATTGAATACCTGTTTTATCCTTTGCCATACAGAAACGTCTACTCCGTTTTCAGCCATTCTTGCCATGTATTCCTCTGTGGCTATACGTGAATTATAGCCATATCTGGGAAGAGTATCAATAATTTTCTTCCTTACTTCATCGGTAACATTGGCAAAAACATCATCAAGAAAATCATCCATACGATCTTCTCCTACAAGCTGTCTCAATCCGTAATGTGCAACACCTTCGTGAAGGATAGTCTGGTTTACATCTTCCATGCTGGTAGCGTTAGGAAGATATACATACACTTTGTTGTCTGACAAAGAATACCATCCCTTTACTTTCCTTCCTTTCTTGATTGCTTCTTTTGCTGATCCTTCTGGAACTTCATCAATGGAGTGTATAATTTCGACAGGTAATCCCAGTTTTTGTGATGTGTTTCTTACATCAGAATTAAAGACTTCTTTTCCTTCTCCTTCAATATAACGTAGCAATTGGTCTTTTTCACTAATAAGGCTATTATCTACCATAAGACCAGCTTGCAGCGCATCTTCAATCTGTTCTGTCTTTTTTATACCTTTTTGTGGATTCCCTATTTTAACTCCAATTTTTTCTAATTCTTGTTTTAGTTTTGGTGTCACTACATTTTCTGGTATTTCAATCTCAGAATCTCCCAATAAATCCTTAATATGCTGTGCAACTTCACTTTCTGGTACAACTCTTATAGGCTTATCCCATCTAGAAAGTACAACTCTTCTTGGCTTACCTAATTTAGCTAGCTGGCTACTCACTGGACCAGACTTCCATTCTACTTCTCCAACAGAATTTTTAGCGTACTCTGCTCTATATCCGCTTGTAAGTTCAGACAAAGGAACTTCTACTTCAACAGTTACAAGATTAGGTCTTATCCATGCTGATGTAAACTGGTCATTTAGCATTGTGTGAGATGTGTGCCAGTATGGATTGTACGCAACATTAGAAACCTTAGTAGCTTTTTTACCTGTTGCATCTTTTGTCGCTTTATCTAAGTCTACATAACCAATATCTTCTCCTTCTTTGTTTTTCTTGGTGTACTTTATAGCTTCTGGGCGTTCATCAGCAACTTCCCATGTTCCCAATTCTCTAGGAGATACTAACTGTCCATTTATTGCAGCCATCATCGGAGGGTACAACTTTCCATTTATCACTTGCATTGCTCGATAGACTTTAATTTTGGGTTCTCTTTCAAGTCTATCTATTTCATCTAAATCTGTTACATCTCTAAAAAATGTTGTATCATAATCTTCCCTAAAACGCACATCTTCGCTATTCTCCAGTTTTGCCTTCTTTGATACGGTTACTCCCATCTTGCTTAACCGGTCAAGAACTTTAGACAGGTTATCGGAAGAAATATCCGCAACCATGTAATTACCCCTAGTTGTAAACTCTTTGTTGTCAGCAAGTGAACGTAACTTGTTGTCCTCAAAGAATTCTCCACCTTGTTTTTTGGATTTAGGAACTTTTAAAGCATATCCGGATCTCCAGCCGGTGTTTTTCTCCACAATGACACGTTTATCTTCACTGATAACAGTTTCACCCTGCTGTATCTGGATAAGTCTGCTGCTGATAGGAGCACTTGTTGTAAGATTTTCCGGCTTGAAGTTATCAGACATCAGAATACCCTGTTTCGTATCACCTTCAATAGTAGAATATGAAACCAGATATCCTTTTACGTTTTCTGATTTTTTTGTATCAACTAGGGCCTGCAGAAGGTTACCTGTAACAATATAGGCCTTCTTTCTTGTCTGAGTAGGCACATAAGAATCCCAGGTATCAACATTAAGATCCTTCAGGTAAGTCGGCTGCATCATTGTATTCATACGGATCGAATTGAAAGCTTTTTCCTGATTTAACGGTATTTCTACTTTCCTTCTTCCGTCAAGAGTGGCAAAAATGGCAGTAGAAGAACTTGGTGAATAGTCCTTACTGAACTTGTACCCCAAAAACATACCACGACTTGGCATAATTGTTACCAGTGTTTCGTCAAGATTGAATGGTATTACAAGAGGTTTCATAGGAGTAAACGAATTGATCTGCTTGCGAATGTTTTCCCTTCGGGCTTCAATTACGTTCTTCTGTTTTATGAAGCTTTCTTTCGATTTCTTCATAATATCCTCTACAACTACCTCGGACATTTTTTCAATTTCTTCGTCCGTAAACTCATTCTTTCCGTTTTTTCGGGCTTCTTTAGACTTTTCGATGTAGTTCTTCTTAGCTTTTTCAGAACGCTCTAACGCGCTTTGATCAAGCCTTTCTTTCAGAGTGGCAATTTTACCATCATACAATGAATTTATTTCCTTAACTCTGTTGTCCAGCCATTCATTGAAAGGTTCTCCAGAAGTCATACGACTAACTGTTGACTTGATTTCTTCCGCTTTCATGGGCTTTTTAAGGACATCTACTTCTACTTCTTCCAGATAAGTGTTATCCGCAAAGGCATTACCGCTATTGGGATCCGTTCCCGGCTTCCATATCTTTTTGCTGATAGTTTTGGCCTTCAACGGCATAGTGGTAATTTCAAGATCGTTTTCTCCGGCGTCATTAAGAAGCTGGATCTTCACATTGTATGCGTCTGTGATATCCTTGAAAACTTCTTCCTGTTCTTTTACAGGCAGGAATGGAAGATATCTGGCTATTTTGGCCGCACACCCTTCTTTACCTGCGGTGTTGGTATCTCCTGACTGGGCTTCTTCTCCTTCGCTTGTGAGGATTTTAAGAGGATCACCCAGTTTTTCGGACAACTCCGGATGCTCAAGCATATACTGCCATGTCACATCGTCACCGTACTTGTTGAGGTAATCAACAACTTCCATTTCGTTGAACTTGGACTTCTGAGAAGATGTAGTATTTGCATCAAGAGACTTAAGTTTTGCCTTGAACATCATCTGTAATCTTTGTTCTGCCGGGATAGACGACATGATATACTCATATTTTCCTCTGAACTTCTGGCCGGTTCTGTCTATACGTCCTCGCATCTGCACTTCATCATTGATATCACTCTGGAACTGGGCAAACACCATGACGCGCTGACGCTGATCCTCAAACTTGGGTGAAGCATGAAGGGATATACCTGTACTACCAGACTTGTTTACCATAAGTACGTCAAGTTGTCCGTTGTTGAAATCACGTGCGGCAGACTTCTTATCACGGTCCTTACGGTTATGTATGATATACTTTCCGTTTTCGTCCTGAACCATTTCAAGTTTTCTTCCTGTGATTTCACCCACCTTATATTCTGCCTTCTGGATCTTCATCTTAATTGCGTCCATAGGGCTTATAGGAAGGTCAGAGGAAAGGTTTTCAATCTTTTCCCTGATCTCGTAATACTTATTTTGTCCGGCTTCCGGAAGATCGTTTACAGTGAAGAACTTGTTTACTTTCTCTCCCTTCAGGTTAGTTTCCGTATATCTCATAACTCCGTCAAGCGCACGCATAAGAGTCGCTGAGAAGTTTGGCACCTTATCCATAGGAGTGTCTTTAGGTGCTTCATCCAGAAATCCTTCCATCGTATTGGTGAAGGATATTACAGGCTTAAAACCATTCTTAAGGTTTTCAATAACCCTGTTGGCGACTGCATCTGCCTTAAGAGAGAAAAGCAACTGATTTACCAGATTATACATTTTGCTGGCAAATGGTGTATTGGTTACTCCCAGTTCTGCGGTACCCTGCTGGAGATCGGAATAACCACCTTGTTCGGACAATTCTTCGGAAATGCCTTCGACAATAGGTGTAATGTAGTCTTTCTGGAACGCCCTGATATCGCTGAATATTGAAGATACTTCATCGAATTGTTTTCTCTGAACCGCATCTTCTTCTTCACTTACCGGCATCCAGTCAATAGTTACACCTTGAAAACTTCTTTCTCTTCGGATCATCTGGCCGGATTGAACAAGCTGTTTGGACATGATCTCCTGCAATGTAACACCACCTTGAGATATTGCTTCGATCATATCCTGTGGTGATATGCCAGACTTGGAAAGGTCTGTTTTCATTGCATATATAGGCATGTTATCCGCACGTTTGGCGAATGTGGCAGACAGGAATGTTACTCCTTTTACCTTTGGCATGATATACTGCATGTACATGGATCCGCCGCCACTTCCACCGGCTGTATGGCTTTCATCGAGGATCATAATATTATCCTTTGACAAGGCTTGAATAACATCACGTCTTTCCTGACCGCTCTTGTCAGCTGCCGAAGGAGATTTCTTCGTATAACTCTTGTCTTTTTCAGCTATTCCATCTTCTTTTGGCTCATATTCTTTCGTTCCATTATTGATCTGGGAATATGTAGTTATGACGTAATCATACTCTTCTGGAAGCTTTCCGTTCTTCATAATGTAGTCAAACACTCTTTTCTTCTCCTTGTCGGTAGGAAGTTTGTGTACTACATTTCCGGACGCATCAGTAATAGCTGCGTTTTTTGGATCTGACGCGATGATAAACGGCCTTAAATCTCCGCTGCCTATATCTGCAAGGTCTCTGTAATTATCAGAGAAAAGCGCGGGCTTCTGAGTGAAGTATATAGGGTTATAACCTTTCCTTACCGCATATCTGATTAAGGCTGCACCCTGACGGCCCTTTCCGACACCGGTCATATCTCCGATAATGAATCCGTTTCCTTTATTCATCTGGTTTATAGCCAAAGAAACAGAATCAATCTGTTCAGCGGCCAGATAACTGAACAGTTCGTCTTTGCTTGAATATCCAAGCTGGTCAACCAAGAACTGGTCTACATCACCAATGTTAGCCAGAGAATCGGCAAGAACTTGTGCTTGATTTGCCGGAACAACTGACATAAGTGTACCGGACTGGCTTCTGTTGGGATATGGAACCTTTTCATCGCCGAGGTTTACTGATAATCTGCTTCTGCCGGTATTATCTCCTGAATCAGATCTGACAGATCCATCATTCCGGCTTCCTCCGGAACTTCCTCCGTTATCAGATCCTCGCTGCTCTTGAACAGGTTCAAAGCTTCCAGCATCTGATCTGTCCGCATTATCCAATTTGCCAGCATTTTCTTCTGCTGTGGATCGTTCAGCCTGCTCTGGTCCGGATACGGTAGTATTACCGGTGCTTCCCATGTCATTGTCAGATCCGACTTCTTTGTCTGGTCGTACGGATTGTCCCCGTTCTCCAGACTTTGGTCTATTGCTGACATTATTGTTTGTTCCACTTCCTTCTGTGTCAGTGGTCCGGGTTTCTCCTTCTGTACCGTTAAAGAGATCCCCCATTTGCTGTAATGAACGTATATCATCTTGAACTCGGTTATATAATTCTTCAAAGCTGTTTATCTGTTCCGCTCTTGCTTTGCTCTTAACCGGTGGAGCAATAAGTTTAAACGGACCAGTTTTTCTTCCATTGATAAGGATAATACGAACGTCATATTTAGTTCCGTTCCTCTTGTACATATCCCCGTTAAGGTTGATAACATCAACCACATTATAGTGTGAGTAAAGATACGCAAAAAGTTTCATATCTTTGCTCTGCATTGCACCATTATCTCGATAAGAAGTATTTCCACCGATAACAATAGCCGCTCTTCCGTTATCCTTCATGGATTCAAGCGCATTAATAGCCATCAAACCTTCCAGAGAACTGATCTTGATCTGGCCGTCGTCGAATTCTTTTGCGGTTGTCGATCCAAATGGGGGATTTGTCAGAACTGCGTCAACAGATCCTTCAAATGGTATCAGTGCATCCTGATTGGTTACATGGGCATATCCCAGCGTACGAAGGTTTTCCAGTCTCCTTTCATCAATATCATTAACATGTACAGTATTAGCCGGGAAAGCTATTGTTAGCGCGCCATTCCCTGCTGAAGGTTCCAGAACGCTTTCAACCGTTTTGTCATCCTTGACAAACTGCCCCATTACATATCCGAAGGGAGTAGGTGTACTGTATTGCTGGCGTTCAAACCTTGTGCTGTCTCTTGCATTAAGAAGGGGTTGCATATTGTACATATTGACAATAGTGTCATATCCATGTTTTTGTTTTTTTGCGTCTCCGTTAATGTAGGATTTAGCTATTAATCTTGTCTCGTTGGTCATTGCCAGTTCAACAAGTTCCTGCATATCTGTCGCTGACATGTCAGAAAGCATGTCATAACCATTAAGGATATCTTTAACCTCCTTCATGGTTAGGGGATCTACCGGTTTACCATTTCTCTTGGCTATTGCCTTCTCTGCAATTTTAACGCCAATTTTAGAAACGGCTTCTTTCTCCTGCTCGGCTTTTTTCTGGTATTCCTCAGAGTTTCCAAAGAGATCAGAAGGTGATTTTTTTACTTCATCACTTGAAGTTGCCTTTTCTATTTCCTTCTCTTTAGCAACATTTTCGATCTGCTGCATTACGTCATGAACAGACTTGTCGAAGTTGGTTACATCAAACTGACTGACTTCGCTGTCCGGGCTCATTCTTTCCGACAAGCCGTTTTCTATTGATTGCGGCATATATCTTGCGGAACTATAAAATGACTTCAAGTAAGGCCTGATAACGTCTCCAAGATCATCTACCATTGCTTTGCAATAGTCTGCAAACTTGACTGCACCGCGTTCTATGTGGTACACAGCCATTTCTGCGCCAATAGCAATAATTTCAGGATCAATACCGGCATTTAGCTGGCCCAACTTCTGTTTAAGTCTATTTTTAAGTTCCTGATAACGTTCATCGGAAACAATGTTGTTACTTTTTGCAGGTGTATCTTCTGCGTTAGTGGTTGTTTCCTTTTCGGAAACAGGCACTACACTCTTATACTCAGCAAAAGGTTTGGTCTTTCTGTGGGATGAATTAACCCACTTCTTAAACTCTTCTTTGGAAACACGTGTTATGTTTCCTAGTCCGGTCCAGCCTTTTGAGTAATTAGCCATGTATGCGCGTTTAGCCGCAAGGGCTGATTTAAACCCATACATAACCTTGTGTTCGTCAAATGTTCCATCAGGGTTTACCTGATCAATAACAAACACATCACCAGTTTCCGGGTTATCAGAAAGGAATACATCAATGTGATCACCATCTACGCCCTCGGTACCGCGGATATATCCATAGTCGTTGTTCATGGTAACAGACCATTCGTTCCCGTCTGCGTCTTTTCCAGAACGTACAGATCCCTTCGGGTTTTCGATAGTTACATCGTACCCGTCAATCTTAACATGGCCTTTCTTGTAGTTACCGGCTTCCTTTTGTGCTTCAGTTGGATTCTGATCTACTTCCGCACGTGCAGCTTCGATATCTCCTATTGCCGGTGAAAGGTTGCCTATTTCAGTAGATATTGAAGGCATTTTCTTGTTTTCCAAATTTTCTATTGTAGCATACTTTTCACCGTCTTTTGTCTCAGTAAACAACACTTTGTACCTTCCGCTTCCATTGAATGATACTATATCACCCTTCTTTACGGTTTTATTTTGGTTTTGTACTTCTTTCCAATTACCGCTAGTTAATGCGTTAGCAAGTTCCGATATAAAAACATTTTTTTTCTGTATTTCTCCATCTATATTATAAGTTACTCCATGAAGTTTTTTCCTTTCATCCCAATTTGTTCTATAATTTTCAATGGTCATATAATCACCTTTTTTTGATTGGAATGTTTTTCCAACTGCATCACGAACAATTTGCAAATCTTTTTTAGGAAAATTATCAGCTTTTTTGTAGTTCTGAATAAACATAAGAGGAGGTACATTTTCACGACCTATCACATTCCCGTTATTATCAAGGTGTTCAACGTCAACTCCTGTAATCGTTCCGTCAGATTCTCTTTCTACTTGAATATAACGTACAGGATAACCTTCATATTCCATCAGGTCACCTTTCTTATACTGTTCCCAGTTATGGTTCTGTACTTCATCATTATGTAATACATCATCAGAACTTACTGCTCCTTCTGGTTCAGGTACCACGCTACCGCTTTCGCCATCAGTTTTATTTGCTGGCTCCGGTTGTTCTTCGACTTCTCCAGTTCTTCCTTCGTTATCACTTTCGCGTTCAGGCTGAACTGTATTGCCTTGTTCACTGTCTGTTTGTCCTTCAGTGCTTCCTGCACTTTCTTTTTCTGCTCTTCGTTCATAGTCGTTAATGATTTGCTCAAAGATAGTATTTAATTCTTCATCTGTTACGGATGAATACAAGTTATTAAGTTCTTCTTCGATATAGTCTGAATATGCAATCCATTCAGGTACCGACATTCTGTTTTCAGAAGCTTCCCATTCAATAAGCTGGCGTTCCTGATCTTCTTCATATCCCGGAATGTTTTCTTCGATATCGGTTCCATGCATGTTTTTTGCGGCGTCCCACATCTTAGAAGGACTTCCATATTCTTGGAAAGCATTAATGATCATGTTGAACACGTCCTGATCAGTAACCATTCCCTGCAAGTTCTCCGGCATATCAGCATGAATCTGTTCTGCTGCGGCTTCTGGAGTTAAACCATCGGAAGATAATGCCCATACAAGCTTTTTTCTTTCTTCCGGTGAGTTGGAATAGCCCAGATGTGAAGAAAGGCCCTGCGCTCCTTCTGTGTCAGACAGAGAGAACGAAACGCGGCCTGTTGCTATTTCTCGCAAAACATGTTCCTGTGGAGTTATAGAAGGGCCTAGATCTGCATCTTCTTTTACATAACGAACCTTTTTCCGCGGTTCCTTGCGTTCAAAGGCTCCTGCATCAATCTTCTTCTGAACTTCCTGCTGTGCAGCTTGCTGTTCTTCGGCTGTCATGGATGCAAGACGTTGCTGGTTTTCTTTAGCCTTTTCTTCTGCCTGAGCAATAAGTCCGGTAGGCCTTTTTGCTTCAAGATCCGCTGCAACCTGATTCCAATAGGATATCTTGTCATTGATAGCTTTTTTTGCCTTCTTTGTCTCAATAATTCCCTGAATAGTGTTTCCGGAAGATTTTTTCTTTTCAACTTTTTTTAGTTCGTTATTATAATACTCAATCATCTGCGCTACGGTGTCCTTCGCATCATCAACATTATCACTGATTTCCAGCAATGCGGCAGAAGTATCTGCAACCGGTGCGGCTTCAAAGTCTTGTTCACCTCTTTCGTTAAGAGGAATGCGAGACATGGCAGTCTGATTTTCCTGAACCGGTTGTTCGGAAGTTTCTTCCTGTACAGGCTGTTCAGTTACAGAAGGCTGTGTTTCTTCTGCATTAGCTGGCTGTTGGCCGTTGATGGCATTTCTTATTTCTTCTTCGGACATCAGCTGTGACTGGGCTGGCGTTCCATTTTCATCAAGAAGGTACACTTCATATCCGTCTGGAGTTACCCTGTTGACTTCATAATTGTTTCCACCCATTGTAAATCTGGTTTCTGGTCCTATGGGCTGTTGTTCTTGGGCCGGAATAGAATTAATCTGTGCTTCTTCGGCTTGCAAGACTTCTTCTTGCGCATCATTACCGGCACGCTGGATCATTTCTTCTGCCGGTGTATTATCTACAAGAGAACTGAACATAGATACAGGAGCCATTTTCACACGTCCATCTTCCGACATGTAATATATGGTCTTATCAGATTGATTTTCATCAACTTTACCTTCGTTATCAAACACAAGGTTTCCGCGAAGAATATTAACAGGGTTAGTGCTTAGCCCAGAATTTACCCGCATGATCGTGCCGGTGGTTGCATTAGTAAGGCTTTCGACTTGTGCTTCCGCTTGTCTCCTTGCATTATCAGCCTGATCTTGCACCCAATAATTATAATTAACAAAATCATCATAGGCTTGTTTGTATTTCATTATGTTGTTGGCCGTTTCCGGATCAAATTGAGATATGATAGCCTGATATCCTTCTTCTGAATTGATGATAGCATTGAGTTCTTCATCGTTCAAGCTGATTTTAGAACGCGTCTCATTCAGATTGTTGATAATGTTCTTTTTTTCAAAAGCAATTTCTTCCGGCATCATCTGTTTGTCCGCTTCCTGTAAGGTTTGTTCCTGAAGGACTGAAGATATATACTTGATAGCATTCTTCTTCATATCCGGAGACATAGGGCTGGACAGAACATCTTTGACCATGTTGCGGGCCGTTTCAATATTAGCGTCCTGAAGGGCTTCTCTTACACCGGACCAATCTTCGCCCATTGCATCCTGCATCTGGGTTTCAAAATTACGCATGTTGCGGTAGTTCTTGTATTTATCACGAAGATATCCACCTGTTCCGGCTGCACCAAACAATGCAGACATGGGAGCAACACCGAGGAACGTGTCAATATTCTGATCAAGATCGACAAGCTGTTCAGGTGTCATATCCCCTATTGCGGTAGATACAAGGTTATTGGCAACTTCTTCGGCATATTCTCCCAATGGATCAGATATCTTGGCACGTCTGGCAATCTCCTGCATTTCCCGGAAGCCTTGGCTATTGACAACGTCCTTGAACGCCTTACCTACTGATGCAGGTATGATCTTTCCAATTTTGTTCGCACCAGTCACACGACCGATATATCCCAACATAGGCGCAAAGTATTCGCCCAGAAGTTCGCTTCCGGTTTCTGCGGCTGTTGATATTATGGATTTACCGAGTGCTTCCGCTCCAGTCTGTACATTCTCCCGACCATCATAAGATACCGTTCCGTCTGCGTTAGGCTTAACCTGAACGTCTCCCAGACCTCTACGCTGATAATCTGCGGCCACTCTTGCACTTCCAAATGTGGCGGTGTGTGCAGCAACGTCTCCCAGACCGGCAACAGTTCTGGCGGCACCTTTAGCCAGTCCAGTTGTAGCCCGGCCAAGGCCCATTTGTGCAGCCTTATCAGCCGCATACTTAACAATGGCCTTAGAAGCTGGTTTGGTCAAAGCCTGAACTGCACCCATACCGGCAATCATGTCAAGCATGAATGGAAGTGATTCTGCTGTTACACCGCCAGCCTTATAACCTCTTCCAAGATCACCGGCATAATACATCTGTGTTGCAGCATTGGTGACAAGAGCCTGCATAAGTGCATCTTCCGAAGGAGTAAGTTCTTCACCCTTGTCTACTTTGTCCATGACTTTCTTTGCGGCAGAATAATTCTTGAGATCCTGCAATCCCATTGCCCATCCGTCCAGTGGTGCGTCCTTGAAACCACGCGCAAACCCGGCAAAGAAGTTGGTGTTTCCTTTCTTCTTCGCTTCATTGGTAATATTCTGTGCCTGTTCCATCAGGGTAGACGCATATTCCAACTGTTTGTCGGTATCATTCTGCTCCCCGGCAAGATACGCCTGTGACATGGTTGAAAATATACCGCCATCACCAACAGATCTCACGCGCTGTTGTCTTTCCTTAGCGCGTTCCTGCCTTGCCGCATTGATCAGTTCATTAACGCTGTTGATCTGCTCCTGATTCTGCCTTTTGAACAGTTCAAGATTCTGTTCCTTCATATAGGGATCATTGGCAGACTTCTGGGCCTGTTCAACTCTCTGCTGCTGGTCAATACCGATTTTACGGACTAGATCCGAAGGATTATTTTCAAACAGATCTTGCTGGGGCAAAGGCCTTGTGGCAAGATTATTCCCCTTGCTCCTGAACATATCAGGAACATTGTCAAGAATGTACCCTTGTGTCTTGGGATCATAAGAAGGCATATCTTGAACTGGCTGTGCTTGCGGCTGTTCCGGCTGAACATTCTGGGTTGTCACATTGGTTACCGGTTCTTCCTGTGATCTTGCTACCAGTTTACTTGAAAACGAATCGAAGTCGCCAACATCATATCCATCATTGGTAATTGTCTCATACAACGATTTCCGCTTAGTTTCGTCCTGTACATTCTTGCTGAACGAATCGAAGTCGCCAATATCATAACCATCTTGGGTTAGTCTATCATACAATACTCTTGTCTTATTATCTTCCATAATCAGAAACCTTCTATTTTTTTCTTTGTGTTTGTTTTTGAAGAAGAACCAAAACCATCAATAGTTTTCCGCTCCTTTTCATAGTTCCCTGTTATATCTCTCTTGTTGTCGATAGATGTCATTATGACTTCTCTCATATCATCAATAGTTGTCGGGTTAGATGTATCCATGTTCACGATTTCGGGAAAATATCCAATTTCTACGCCTTCATTGTACATCTTAGCAACATCTTCCGGCTTGTTGAGATCTCTTTGTACGCCATTCTTCCCAAACCGGACAACAGGATATGTAACCTTTCCTTTCTTGCCCTTAGTTCCGGAAGTACCGTTTCTCTTTGTTATTTCTCCCTGACGATATTTTTCTCTTTCCATTGCGGCCTTATTGTTCATGGCAGCGCGGGCTGATGCGGCTTTGTCCTTAACCTTCTGCAAGGCTTTAGCGTCATTGGCTTTCTGTGCCTGCTTAGTCAGGTCCGCGGCAGTCTGTTTATCCATAAGTCCGGCCTTAATAGATGCATTAAGTTCTGCTAGCATACGATCCTTGTCGGCTTTCAGACGTATAGTCTCCTGCTGGAGCCTTGCTTCTCTGTCTGCCTTCGCATTGGCCAGTGAATAGTTGAGAAGAGTATCATTATATCCGTCACGAAGTCTGTCAAGGGCTTGATTATATGCCGGAACATTACTCTTGATAGGTTGAAATATTCTGGCACCAGCGGCAGAGGAAACTGTCTGTCCAAAAAGGTTAGCTAGGTTTCCCCAGAACTCTGCGGCACGTTGTCTCTTTATACTTTCCTCGCCAGATTGGTACTTCTGATCAAGAAGGGCCTTAAAGACATCTTCACCATCCTTTACACGATCAGCAACACTCTTTTGCCGGTTTATCTCGTTGGCTGCGTTATTGATCTCTTCGACAGGATTTCTCTGTTCTACCTGATTTTCGGGCTTAAATTCCACTCCATAAGGATATTTTTGCCCGGAATTCTGATTTTGGACGCGTGAGAATTGAAAATTCAGAGACGATCCGGGAGATTCTCCGTAATTTCCCAATCTCGGAAGCCTTGAAGTGTCTACGGGATCAGGTTTCTTCTTAATATAGTCGAATAAGCCCATTATCTACCCCCTTTCTTCTTGTCGTACATTGAGAAGGCACTACCGATAAGACCAAGTCCATTCGACATAAGTTGCGCACCTCCCTGTTCATTCATCTGGCTCTGTCCAAGTCTTGCATTGAGAATTGCATTTTGATTTTGCTGGTTTGCTGCATCAACTTGCGTCTTACGCTGTGTAGCCTGTGCAGCCAGACCGGTTGCAGTGTTATCCAGTATCTCATTGTTCGCCTGTTGTTGTGCTACGGCGGCTTCTGGAGTTGATCCCATAACAGCGGCAGTTGCACGTGCTTCCTGATTCTGCTTTTTCAGAGTGTTTTCCACTCTCTTCATTGCGGCCTGTGCTTCGGATGATTCCATGTAGTTCTGGTAATAGTTACGATTATACCAGGCATTGTTCTTAGATTCCTGTTCATTGATAAGCCGCTGCTG